TGATTTTTATTTAGATGGAGTATTAATGCCGATTGCTCCCTCTAAGTTTACAATGTCAATAAAGAATAAAAACAAGACTGTTGATTTAATAAATGGAAGTGAAATAAACATACTTAAAGATGCAGGACTTACAGAAATTGAAGTAGATTTTAGTATTCCTATACGAAAATATCCGTTCGCTAAATATCCTAATGGAGTGTTTCTAGAAGCTAAATATTATTTAGATTTATTTGAAAGATTAAAGAATAGTAAGAAGCCTTTTCAGTTTGTTGTATCAAGAGTAAATACATCAACTGGTAAGGCTTATTTTTATACAGATTATAAAGTATCGTTAGAGGATTACACAAACACAGAGGATGCTAATGACGGTGACGATGTAACAGTTACAGTTAAAATGAAGCACTATAAAGAGTATTCGACTAAAGTGTATAAACCAACTACGGATAATAATAAAAACGAGGTTGAAGCTAGTAAACCTCGACCAGATGGAGACAATAAGCCAAAAGGCAAAACGTATACGGTTAAGGGCGGAGATAGCTTATATGATAT